GGTCACGAATGTAGTTTTCCTTAATCATCTCCACAGTTTCAGGTGGGATAACATTATCCCCTGAACCTAAGAAGTTACACTCCAATTCCTGGGAAATCTTTCTACGGTCAAACTTTAACTTCTTAGCCATGTTTTCAAACCAAGAAGAATAAGGTTTATAACCTTCAATAAATCTTTCTTTAATCTCCTCAAAATCACGAGTCATAGGGTCCAAATGTGAATAGTCGATAATAATTTTACTATCGTCATAATCTTCTCTATTCAACATATAATGAACAATATCCTTCGTCTTTATAAGTTTTAAGTCTTTAGCATAACGAGGGTCACGGTACCAATACATCTCAGTAATCTTGAAGTCATTCATCTTTCTTACCGCTTGTTCGTAAATGGTGTAGTAGATAGGGTCAAAACCGTTAGGTGTTGAAATCACTATCACCTTACCACCCGTAGACAACGAAGCCATACACGCAGACCAGAAGTCATCATCTGCCTCGATAAAGGCGGCCTCATCAAAAATAAGAATAGTAGGGGTATAACCACGCAAGGCATCCTTTGACGTGGCAACGGCTTTTACTTCACACCCATTGGTTAACTTAAAGTGTCGTTGTGAGTTTTTCTCCTGTGAGAATTTAACACCCAACCAATCAGGCCATTGGTCAACAAATGACCTTACCTTATTGGCAAATTCCATAGAGGTGTCCAATTTATTGGCGATGATTAGAATCTTCTCAGGTTTTTTCTTCTGAGCGGTCACCAATTTTTTTGAAGACCAAGCAGCGGTAACCGTAGATACCCCCGCCTGTCTATACTTCAATGCAATATTTTCTTCGAAATTGTCGTAGTCGTTAATGAGATGTTCTTGGTCGGGAAATAAATCCAACGGAACATACATTGACTGTGTGTTATCGTAAGTCTGTAGATATGTTTTTAGAGCATATGGCGTATCCTTGACAATTTTTGCATACTCTAATAATACTTTTTCTCTGGTTAACGCCATACTCCATGATACTTACTTTTTTATGATAAAGAAATACCTAAGTCACCCAAAAAATCTCTGAACTCATCATCATCGTCATCATCGTCATCGTAATCAGATAATGCATCCTCCAAATCATATTGACGTAACTCCTCAATGATTTCATCAACCATTCTATTTAGAATTTGTTTTCCTTTGTCGGTACCCTTTAGAATTTCACGAGCCACCTCAAAGAACTCCTCTGTAGACAACATTGAGAAACGTGAGAACAAATAGTTCTGAATCTCTCTTAAGTCATCTTCGAACAATCTTTCAGGGTATGCTTCAGTGAATTTTTCCCAAATAACAGGTCCCAAACGTAAATCCCAAATCTCGTAAGGAAGGGTATCTTGTGAACCCATAACCATTTCAGCCGCTTTAGGGTCGTCAGGTAGACCTTGAGTTCCCAATGCTTCATACACACCCTTTAAAAGTTCGTGTATCAATACAGGGAAGAATAACCCCTTAGCTTTGATTGTTGGTGGGTCTGTTTCATCATCAACTTCTTCTGAACCCTGAACACCTTCACCTTCACCTGCCATCATTTGAGTCATTTGGTCAGGTACAATCCAATACATAACATCGGCAATTGACATTAATACACCGTAAAGGTTAAGTAGTTGAGGGTCAAGACGGTTAAGCTCGTCAGATACCAAGTTATACATATAGTGACCCTTTTTAGATGCACCTTGAATAAGCGAGTTGATGAAACGACGTTTTGCCTTTTCCATATCAAACTTATCCATTGCATCCATAAACGCATCGATATCATCTTCCATATCGTCAGCATCTTGGTCACCGAAGGCTTTCATAATTTCCTCCTCATCAGGTTCTTCATCTGACTGAGTTCTCATCTTAGATGTGTCAATACCGCCCATACCTGAAAGTAGTTCAACGTCGTATTGGAACGCATCGTCAGGAAGACTCATTTCTTTTTTTACCAAATCAATCGCTAAGTTTTCCAAATACTCCTCATTGTTTGACTCAATAGATTTTACCTGTTGAACGGCTCTTTGAAGCATCATTTGCAATTCCATGAAGGCGTTAGGTCCTGAGATGTCTTGCATCCCCGTGTATTGTTTTACCTTATCAACAACATCTGCAAATCTTTTAGATGCTAATTTTTCTTCAAACGAACTAACAACACCGTCACCGTCAACATCAATATCCAATGCTGGATTATCTGATAAAGGTGTCTCACGACCCTGAATCTTTGACTGAATATCAGGTGCCATTCTTTCTGGTCTGTCACCGTAATCTATTGGCGCTTCATTAATTTTCTTGCTCATCTCTAAATTTGATATTTAATTCGTTAAACTTTAGGAAACTTGGTAATTCTTTTTCTACCGCCTTTGGAGCTGGTTTGTGTTTTGGTTGGTATGGAGTCTTTCTACCTGGTTTTTCTTTCGTACCAGGTTTAACTCTTGATGGTGCAACTTCCGTGTCTGCAGCCTTTGGTGCTGGTTTGTGTTTCGGTTTATAAGGCGACTTTCTCTCAGGTCTAGTCCTTGTAGGTGTTTTAACAGGAGCTTCCTTTGTACCAGGTGCTTGTTCCAACATTTTTAATAAGTCTTTCTTAGTCATAGTCTCTTCAGGAATATATTTACGAATCAAAGATACCAAAGATTCTTCGATTTGTCTAATGTTTTCCTCTTTAACTTTTTCAGGTAACTTACTAAAGTCCTTAGTGTCCGATGCAAACTCGTCGGCCATCTTACACCATTTAGACTTTGGACCTTCCTCTTCACACTTCGCAAAGAAGTATCCTTGTTGGGCCTTAGAACGGAATTTCTCCTCAATTTCACTTTCACCCATCTCTGAACGGTTGTTGTCTGAATCATCATCCATACCATCAGGAGCCATATCATCCTCATCATGTGGTCCTTCTTGACCTGTGTAATCCTGACGAGCCAAATCCTCAAGACCATCTTCGTTTTCTTCCAACTCCTCTTCACCAACTAAATCATTTTTTAATTGTTGAGTCATCTGTCTGGCTTGTTGAATTTTAGACGCCACCTCTTCAGCAGCCGCCGAAGCATCATCCTGTTCTTTAATAATCGCCCCGTATAGTGAATCTATCTGAGACTCTGACAAATTTTTAAGGGTTTCAAACTTTAACCCTCTATCCAATAGTCTTGCTACTTTCTTATTATTCATGACCCATTAAACTTTTTTCCCAAGACAATACAATGTCTCTTTCGTATAATTTATCCTTAACCTTTTCCTCAGTCTCCCCGTATCTAAAAACCAAACGGGTAAACTTTTGGTCAACGATGGCTTCACTCTCTACATCTTCCCAAGCCAATGCAATAACATCTTCAGTGGCATCATACACAGAGAAAAAGTCAGAATTTTGAATTAGATTCAACCCAATATCGGTATTCTTCAAAATTCCTACCTTCTTTATAAAATGTATAAGGGGTGGAGTTGGGTTACCACCGGCAGGTTCCTTATCCCAATCTTCACCCCATACATCGTCAATATCACTAAAAATAAACTCGTAAATATTATCCCCCTTAAAGTTGGGACCGAGTTCATTAACGTATACTAGTTTCATAGTAACTCACCCTTTTGAGAAACTTTAATCTGTTGACCTTCGTTCTCAAATACTAAGTTACCTTTGTTTGTTTTACCTAAAAATTTAATATCAGAATTTTCTCTCAATAGGAAGTCTGCAGTCATTTCTTGTTCTACAGTCTCACACATTGACTTCATTTCTTTTCTGACAGTTACTTTCTGAACTTTCTCAGCGATGAATCTTTTGATGTTTTTTTGTTCTGTCATCACTTTTTCATCTTCAGAAACTACAAAATACTTGGAAAGAACTTTATCGATTTTTGACTCAGAGAAAATTTCATCCATAACTTTCTCACCCATGTCCATTTTACCTTCACCCATTTCAGCTTCAGGTTCTTCGTCACCTAAGTCAAAATCCATGTCCAAATCTAATTCATCACCCGCATCAACATCTAAGTCTGATTCATCATCCACACCGTATTCGATTTCGTCTTCTTCAAAGTTATCTAAGATATCTTCTTTATCTTCTTCACTTAACTTATCCAAATCGACTGCTGAAATGATTGAATTCAAAACGTATTTAATATCTTCTGAAGTTAAACCTTCCTGGGAGTCGATGGTTCTTAACTTCTGACCTAACTTACCTGTTAGTTTTTGAATTACTTTGATTGATACTTCTTCTTCTTGGTCATCCATTTCTTGGTCCATTTCAGGTTCCATATCCATGTCTAAATCCAAGTCCATTTCTTCTTCACCTTCAGGAGTGTCCAAACCTAAATCTAAATCTAAGTCCTCACCACCCATATCACTATCAGCAGATGCCGACAAGTCTAAATCCATTTCAGGTTCTACTGCCGGAGCTTCAGGTTTTGGTGTTTTTAGAACAAACTTCTTTTCTTGTTCTCCGAAAAGGTTCAAACCTTCTTCGTTTTCGTGAAGTCTGTTTAATTCTGCGGCCATCAAATTGAATTTCTTCAAAGCTTTTGAGTATGAACTCATATACTTTCTGTTGGCCATTGGTTCATTGTAATCCATTTCAGATTCATTCAAACCACTTTTGATGATATATCCGTTTTTCTCAAATACAATACCGTAGTATTTTCCATCGGCTAACTGTCTTTGATACTCCACAGAATTCGATTCGTTCAAATCTGAACGGTCTGTTTCGTTATAACGAGCAATTTCCATGATACGTTTTAGTTTGTCCGTACCCTGTAATTTCTCACTACCTAAAGGTCTTAAATCTCCCATTTTATATTATTTATAAAACTTTATTTTTAGTTAAATACTCCACCATTGCCGAGTTTAACGGTACCACATTGTATTACCGCCTCACCATCACTATTAATATATTGTGGATGAGGTGTCGCCGTTCCACCTGAGAACGCTTCATATTCATTGTGCTGATTACAAGTATTAATTGGCATAACTTTTTTTCTAATAAATATATTGAAAAATAAGATTTTTCCTTTTTACACTATAATTAGTAAAAATTATTCTTCAATCTCCTGTTCTAATGACAGGTTTTTATCCATAAGTTCGTTGGTAAAATCAAATAGCTTTTGAATGTATCCGTTTCTTCTTAAGAATTTAAACACTAAGTTTTCATAAGAATATTCACCCTCACTTTCTAAACCACAACTACGATATTTCTTGAGCTGGTCTTTGAATTTGTCAATCGTTTCTAAGGCTTGGTCGAGGTCTTCATCTTCTACACTATCTAAAAGTGTGTCAATCTTTTCCATCCAAGAATCTACTTTTTCCTGTAGTCTTTCTTCATCAATTTTAACCTCTTCTTTAGATGGTTCTTCAATCCACTCGTTAAATAATACTGAATATACACCTGTTGAAAAATGTGACTCGTTAAGGTCCTGAACGTATAATTCCACTTCATAACCTTTTACTGTGATGTCGTGAGTGGAGTTAAATAAGGTTTTCTTTAGCTTAAATAATTCCTTAATAAGTTCTTTATCATCGCCCGATTCGTCAAAGTCATACATAACGTGCAAATCAATATCAGAGAATTTAGACCAGTTGTAATTTGCCAAAGAACCTGTCATTGTAATATCAGACACGAAGATAGGTAAACCTAAAAACTCAATAAATTCATTAGCAATATCGATAAGGGTTTGACGGACATCAGAATGCATAGACATGTCCTCATTATTCCATATTTCAGAATTGAGTTCGTCTTGCACATAAAAACTTGATACTATTTCATCAAATTTACCCATTAACAATAAATACCACGAAGACTTACTTTGTTATTTTTTTGTATTCGTATTTCTTCGCAATCTCTTTGTTGAAGAAACTTCCTTGAGATTCTGCCATTCTAAATTGGGTGTAGACTTTGTGTGGAACATCTTTGTATTCGTATTCCATACCGTTTTTGAATGTTGCGGTTAGTTTCTTTTGGTCGAGGTCATAGATAGTCTTAGTAATGTTTGAAGACTCTACCTCATTGATAATTTGTTTTCCTACTATTTTTTCACTCTTGATTGCCATTGTTTAAAGGATATTTTTCTTCTAACTTAGACAACTTTCGGGAAATGTAACTATCAAAATTCTTTTTGACATCATCATTCCACATACCGTATTTCATTAATTGTTGATTTACGTTTTGAATCTTATTAATAAGTTCATCTCTTAACCTAAACACCTCAGCAGGTGCCGACGAAATACTTTTTAAGTCTTCTTCTCTAAAACCAGCATCTCTGAGGGCCATTCTCATTTTGATAAATGCATCCTCAACAGATTCCATATCACCAAATCTTACAATATATTCTAACCACGGTTGTTTCATAACCATAAATATAAAAAAACCCCGATTTCTCGGGGTCTTCAGGAATTAGTCCTCCAATTTTTTTATCTCGTCACGAAGTTCGATGGCCCTTTCGAAGTTTTCTTTTGAGATTGCCAATTGGAGTTCTTCTTTTAAGTCGGTTATTTTCTTGTTATTCTTTTCTAAGTTTTTGATTTGGTCTCTTAGTTCTGCAGCTTTTTCAAACTCTTGATTTTCAACATACTTCTGTAGTTTGCTCTTTAACTCAAGAGTTTTATCACTTTCTGTGGTGGTTGTAGAATCGTTTACCCTAACGATAGATGTTACTGAATAAGTTCCGTCGTTAGAAGTAAAAGTTTCTTTGGTCCACTTTCCGTGTTCGTCACTTCCTTCCTCAACCTTACTCTTACCCTGAATATAGGTGGGTGAATTGAACATAGAGTTTAATTCATTAAACATAGAATCGAATTCTGATAACCAATTTCTTCTTCCAAACATAATTTTGTATTTTTAAAAAATTTATTTTACATTTGTTCTCTCATAGAAAAATGTGCCAAATTGAAAATCGGGTGTGTTGACTGACATTATGTCAGTTGTAAATAAAATTTACTGACATTTTGAGTTAATGTGTTTTTTGTCCCGATTTTTGTCTATATTTGTAGTGTTAAAAATTAAAAACGATTGATATATGATTGAGTCTGTAGACCCTAATGACAACCCACGTGGAGACAAGAAAAAATCCAACTCACCAACTCCGGTGTTGGACAACTTCTCTCGTGATTTGAATAAGTTAGCGGAGATGGGAAAACTCGACCCTGTGGTGGGTCGTGAACGTGAGATTGACCGAATCGCACAAATCCTTTCTCGTAGAAAGAAAAACAACCCTATCATTATTGGTGAACCAGGTGCTGGTAAGACGGCCATTGTTGAAGGATTAGCGATGAAGATTTTCGAAGGTGATTGTCCTCGTAATCTTTGTGATAAACGCATCGTTTCTTTGGACCTTACGTCTATTGTTGCAGGAACGAAGTATCGTGGACAATTTGAGG